ACTTTCAAGCACGCGTTCGTCTGATGTCTGACGGGCTTGTAGGCCCTGCAACCATGGCAGCCCTGAAAAAAGCGGTTGGCGGCGAGTTTTCGCGGCTGGAAACTCCCGATCCCCCAAGTGCCCCAGTTCTGACTGTTGCGGGTGAGCGTTTGAAGTGGGTGCGCTGCCCTGCTGAGAAGTTTGAAGGCAGAAGCGGCTACACGCGCACAACCCTTCGAGAAGACGTTGCCGAGGCGTATAACGCACTACACGACGAGGTTTTGGCGCTTGGCGGCATCATCACGTCGGCAGGCGGCAGGCGGGGATTGAGCGCAAAGGCCAGCCCGTCGCGCAGTCGCAAATCCATGCACTACGTTGGCCGGGCGTTTGATATGGCGCTTCCCACGGGGATGTACAAGCCCAAGATGGATCCATACGTGGTCCAACTCGACCCAGCAGGCAATGGGCGGCAGTGGGTTGTGTGGTGCAAGACAAAAGACCCCGAAGTTCCGCTAATCAAGATTGACGCCAGCTACATAACGCGGCACAAGAACAGTCGTGGAAAGTCGTACACGGCCCTACGGTCAAAACCGGTTTTGTGCCGAGCGTTCAACTTCACGGCACTAGCGGCCAAGCACGGATTCCAGAGAATCTCGGCTCGCCGCAGTTTCATGAAGGGCGGTTCCTACGGGGGCGCTGAATGGTGGCACTTTCAGTGGGAACAAGGCTTGGTTCCAAACAAGACAACGTTTGGGTCTGAGTTGCTACGTTGCTACCCGATAGAAGACGCAGAAAAGTTCGTGTATTGGGGCGAGTCCAAAAACTGCAAATGGAAGGACGATTGGTTCTAGATGATGAAATCTGTGCACATTAGAGTAGACGGCCTTCGCGCCCTTTTGAAGGCGACGCCCGCCAAGAATGAGCCGCCAAAGCACGGCGGCATGGACCCGAAGACAGGCACTCGACCGAAGCCTCCCCCCGGATTTGTGGGGTTTAGCAGCAAGAAGGGCGGGTTCCGAAAGCCCAAGTCTGGCGGCGGCTACACCTACTGGTACCCCGGAATGGGCAGCGGTAGGGGTGGCGTGAAGCGTGAGATGCACGACGATGACAAGGCGCAACACGACGAGAAATCCAAAGAGCGCGCATCCAAGCTAAAAGAGCAACTGGATCAGGTAAAGCAGAAGCTGGAATCTGGGGAGTTGAGCGGAAAAGAGAAGGCCAAGGCCGAAGCATGGCAGGAGCGTGCCCAGTCCCACTACTACGAGATGCAGGATGCGGGACACGCACCGCTGCCCGAAGGACCCGCATCCGCAGATGAGCCGAGCGAAGGAAAGGAAGGCGAGAAAAAAGAAGCGGGCACGAAAAAGAAAAAGGAAACGGTGTCCACAAAAGAGGCCATTTTGCAGGCCGCTGGTTTGAGCGCAAAGGGTAGAGGAGTCGTCACAGACAAGGGTCCTCTAGTTTTCGCCCTCACCTTGATTGGCGAAATTGTGTTCGGCAGGGGCAAGTGGTACAAGATCAACACAACGAAGGGTGACAGATGGGTATCCGAGGCGAACCCGAAAGTGGAGCACACCGCTGAAGAGGTGGTGGACATTGCGAAGCAGCAAGGCGTGACAGAGGAAGAACTGGCGAAGGCTGCAGCAGAACAGGCGAAGAAAGAAGGGGCCAAACCGGCAGAAGAGGAAACAACCACGCTGGCTGACAAGCCTCCTCCCGACGAAAAGCCTACCGAGGAAGCTGTCGCGAGAGAGCGCAAGGAGTGGACGAGGGTGACCGGCCAGTTAGTTGGCCCATCACCGGCATAGGGTCCTTTTCGCAGTGTGCACAGATTTAGTTTGGCGTTAGAGTTAGAATAGCCGTGCCGCGCTAACGTGGAGTTTGGTTGCCCTCTGTGGATCTGGTTGGCACGGCCAGAGACACGCCGGGCGGGTTGGGGTGGGCATTTTTTATAGCGAGGTGTGAAGTGGCGCGACCATGGTACAGATTTTGGGAGAAGGACGAAAGCAACGTCGTTTCCATTGAAAAGGCGAAGAAGCCGGAGGAAATGCCTGAGCCTAAGTCCTACACGTTTGATCCCGTCTGGGCCGGGTCGGAGTACATAGGTGAGGCTCCTACGGAGCACCACCCCGGAACAGCGGGGCTTTCCTACGGAACATTGCACAATATGGCACGCACTCCTGTGATTGCGTCCATTTTGAACACGCGAATCCAGCAGCTTGCGGAGTTTGCGTCCGTTCAAACCTCCCCGTACGGTATTGGGTTCCGCATTAAGATGCGCGACATCCGACAGAAAATGACTCCGGCAGCGCAGCGGCGGGCTCAAGAAATAGAAAAAGTAATTATGCGGTCTGGGGGCAAGTACGGCATTGGAGGGTTTGAGCCTTTTTTGCGCGCAGTCGTCCGAGACTCTCTTGTCTACGACCAGTGCAACTTTGAAGTTCTGAAAAACAGGGGCGGCGGCATCGTAGGGTACGTCCCGGTGGATGCCTCGACCATGCGCCGCGCCCGGCCAACCGAAGCGGAGTTGGCTCGCGGAAGGGTGAGCGCCGATAGCGCACGCTACGTTCAAATGATCGATAATAAGATCGTGAACGAGTATGAGTCTGATGAACTCGCTTGGGGTGTACGGCGACCACGAACGTGGATTTACGCTAACGGATACGGCTACCCGGAACTTGAAGAACTAATGCGGATTGTGACGTACCTGCTGAACGCAGAAACGTACAATTCTGTGAACTTCACAAACGGGATCCACGCATCGACCATTCTGGCGCTGAAAGCGTCATTGACCAACGAGCAATTCCGAACGTTCAAGCGTGAACTAAACGCCATGATGCACGGACCCGCAAACGCAAAGCGTATGCCGCTTGTGCTTCTCGACCCGCGAACCGAGGCAAAGCAAGAACTTACTGCGGTGAATCTTAGCCAATCAAACAAAGAAATGGAGTACACGCAGTGGAACTCCTATCTGATCAAGATTTGCTGCTCCATCTATTCCATGGACCCTGCAGAGCTTGGGTTCGTGTTTGGAAATGAAGGACAGACTTCCACAATTACGGCAAACGGGCCTTCTGACAGGATCACAGCATCGAAAGAGCGTGGACTGCGACCCATGTTGCGCGCATTGGAAAGCTGGATAAACCACTGGCTCGTTGAGCCTATGGACGAAGATTTCTGCATTGACTTCGTGGGGTTTGACGCAAAGACCGAGGAACAAAAAGTTGATTTGGACATAAAGGCTCTAAAAGCCTTTAAAACGATCAACGAGATTCGTTCAGAGCATGACATGGAGCCGATTGACGACCAGTTGGGCAACCTGATTCTTGAACCGTCATTTTTGCAGGTCTATATGCAAACTATGATGGCAGAGGGGCAGGAAGAAATGCCCGGAGAGGAACCCGGTCAGGCAGAAGGCGAAGAGGGCGAAGAGGGCGAAGAGGGCGAAGAGGGCGGCGAGTATCAGGACCTGTGGAATGAAGGCCAAGAACTACTTGCTGCTGGAGAGCCAGAAGAGGCCGCAGAAAAAGCCCTTAGCGCCGTTCTCACGTCAACAGGCGGTGACATGGGAGGCGCAACAGAGGCGCTTGCCAAGGCAGTCGCCGCAGGCGTTCGCGAGGGATTGCTCAACATGGACGGAATTGGTTCCAAAGACCGCTGGGTCCCTGTCACTGACAAGAATAACAACATAAAAGCGGTTGCTGTGGAGGTCTAGCGTGAAAATTGAAGTGCGCGAGAGCTTTCCCGGTGAATTGGAATCTTTGGAGCCGTCAGACATAGAGATGAAGCTGCACGAGGCGCTTCACGCGGTAGCCGACCAAATAATAAAAGCCAGAAAGCCCCACGAAGGTGTCCCGACGATTAAAGCGTTTGACACACTTGCCGACCAGATGGCCGGAATGTACGAGGAGCGGATGCGCAAGATGATGGCAGACGCTGCCAAGTACGATCCGAAAACATACCTTGATTTCAGTGAATAGAAATCTGTGCACATTAGAAAAGGGGCGTAATGGTTCAAGGAGACCCGGCATTCGATCTGACGGAATACCTGAAATCGGTATTCCGTTCTCATCATGATGCGTTTCTCATTGAGCTTTTAGGTGCTCCCGGCTCTGGTTTTAATGAAGATACAATCGAAACGCTTCTGGAGGGCAAAGTTCTGCGAATTGAAGACTTGCCCGGAATGACGGTTCCCGGCTCCAAGCACGCGGTTGATCCCTTTGGGTTTGCCATGTATGTGGCTGCGAGTATGAATGACGCCGAACCAGAGGAGCGCCGACAGATGACTGCGTGGCCGTTGGACCGGTGGGTTTCTCACGTAGACGAACGCATGGATGCCGTAATTGAAGAAGCTACGGAAGCACGCCCACTGGAAGAAGTTTCCGAGCAGGGCGAGCCTGTGGAGGGTCCTGAGATGTTCCCCACACAGCCAAAAACACCCTCTTCTCCCAATGTGCACAAAATTCCCCCGAAGCTACCGTCAAAGCCCACACCTCCTTTGAGTCAAGTAGCCGCTCCAATGATTGAGGCCCCGCCAGCGCACATTGATCGCCACTTTAAAGAGGCGTGGATCGAGGCCAGAACACGGGCCGGGGAGTATGTGCGCGGGTTGGGCACAAAAGTGGACGCGGATGCGCGAGTTATTGCGGAAGAGGTTTGGTCTGGAGAAGACATTTCCGTAGAGGCTGACAGAGACAAACGGCTTGAGCGCCGGGAAGACGTTCGCCAGCTAACAGCAGAGGCCGTCGCGGAAGGCTGGGACGCTAGAAAGCTGGCGCAAGAACTCGCAAAGCGGTCGAAAGATTACGCCAGAGATTGGGACAGGATCGCCAGAACAGAATTACAGGGCGCGTACAATGACGGTGTAGTTTTAGACGGATACCGCGTATGGGGCGACGATTTGACGATTGCGCGTGTCCCAGAAGACGGGGCGTGTCCCGACTGCTTGAGATTGTTACTTGACAACGAGGGCAATCCACGCGTTTTTAGTGTGCAGGAACTGCAAGGAAACGGCACGAACGTCGGAAGACGCAGGGCAGGCTGGCTACCGACATCGTGGCCGCTGCACCCTAATTGCCGGTGTGACACGGTTGTCGTCCCTCTTGGCTTGAAAATACGGGCTGACGGACGTTTAGAACCAATAGATAGTTGATTTCGTTTATATGCACTTGACCCTATATGGCAGTGCTCGTAGCATAGCGAACGATGGAGGCACAATCTGTGTATAACTGGGGCGACCCAAATTCACTTCGTTTATGGACGGAGTTTGAAGTCGATGTAGACCTAGCGAAGGCTAGTGAGGTCGAGAAGACTGGGCGCGGCCCGATTCGGGGCATTGCGAGCAGTCAGAGCATCGATTCGGACGGGGAAATCATTATCCAGAAGGGTATTGACTGGTCTTGGTTTACAGAGCACGGATTCTTCACCCTCGAACACCCCATGCACGCAATGAATATCATTGGCGAGCCTGTTGAGGTG